ATAAATCCAGCATATATCACAAGATACGCAAAAATAGGCCAGATTTATGGCAAAATGACGCTTGATTTTTGTGCAAAATGTGGTATAATGTCCCGACGTGCCAAAGGAGATCGAAGTGCAAGGGGTGGGGGCTTCCGAATGGGCCCCTCCTGCCGTCCCCGCCGGGGACGCCCCTCCTCCACAGGAGCCGGTGCCGTCGTTGCAGGCCCCCACCCCCCCTCCGTTTCACACCAAAGGTGTGAAACGGAAGCGTCCCCAGCGCACCAGCCTGCAAAATCCACAGCAACAGAAGGCGCGGGCGCTCAAAATGCTGGAAAAACGGGTCATCGAGGGCAAAACGGTGCCGCAGATTGCCCAAGAATTTAATGTCAGCACCCAGACGGCGCAACGGGCCCTCTCCTTTGCCGCCAAGGGCGACCTGATCGTCGGCTTCGAGGACACCCTCCTCAAAGATCTGGTGCCGCTGGCCCAGACCGCCGCCAAGATGGCCCTGATGGAGGGCAATGCCAAAGTCGCCCTCGAAGTCTTGAAGGGGGTGGGGCTGCTCCGCAGCACCCACACGCGCACCCAGACCCAAGTGGCCGAGGAAGATGCCCTCAGCCGCTACATTGCCCAGAAACGGGCCCACTCGCAGCTCTTGGAGGAGACCCTTGACGCCGACCCCACCGACCCCGCCGCTCTCCCGCCAACAGCTGCGGGCCCAGATACGCCGACAGTTGCTGCAGCGCCTGAATCCGGCCGCCCTGCCCCGGCGCCAACGACGCCTGCTGGCCCGGACGCTCATCCAGCAGTGGCGCCCCACGCTGACGGCCGCCCCGGAGACCTAAATGTTTGACCATCTCAAAGAAAGCTTCATGGAGGGCCACTTCCCCCTCCATCTGGACGCCACCCAGACCGCCAATGGCGACTACGAGGTGAGCTGGACGGCGCCCAGTGGCGACCGCTACAGCGCCACCGACACCTCGCTGTCCGAGGCCAATCGGCGCTGCACCGACCAGATTCGTGAGGGCGTCCTCAAGGGCACCATTAGCTTAGGCCGCTAACACATGCCCCCGAAGAAGACGGCCGTCTCGACGGCCCGCACCAGCGACATCGGCTACGTCCCGTTTGCGGACGTCATTGCCGACCCGCAGCTGATGCAACCGCTCTGGGCCGACCTGAGCCTCCCCCAGCAAGTGGCCCTCAAAGCCTTCTATGGCCTCCCGCTGCACAGCGACGCGGAACAGCGGGCGTGGGCCATCTTGCAGGGGTCGTGCCGCGTCGATGCCCTCGGCTACCCCATCGAGGTGACGCCCATCCCCTACACGCCCAAAGAATACGACGTCTTCGTGGGCATCTTGGGCCGACGCAGTGGCAAGTCCTCCCACATCACGGCGTTTGCCACCCTCTACGAAGTCCTGTTCGGGGGGCACATGGCGCATGTGATGCCGGGCCAAGATGTGGTCGTGCCCTACATTGCGCAGGACTTGGCCACCGCCAAGGCCAACATGATCGCCATCGCCCTGATGGCCCAGCAGGTGCCCTTGCTGGCCAAGCAGCTGGTCTCGGCGACCCGCGACAAAATCGAGCTGAAGAACGGCCTCACCATCCTGCCCGAACCCCCCGCCATCAAGACGGGGCGCGGCTTTGCCATGCCCGTCGTCATTGGCGATGAGGTGGGCTTCTGGTATCGCACGGCTGAGGCGGCCAACCCGGACTACGAAGTCCAACGCGCCGTCTCCTACGCCCAGCTCCAGTTCCCACGGGCCAAACAATTCCTGATCTCGACCCCCTATACCGAGGAGGGCCTGCTCTGGGACTACCACCGCGCAGGCACCGGGGGCGCCAAACTCAGCCCGGAGGACCGGGCCGAATACGCCGAGACGCTCGTCCTGCAAGCCTCCACGGCCTGCATGGAAAACCCCCGCGTGACCCGGCGCCGCCTCGAAAAGCTGCAGCGGGACGATGCCGAAGCCTTTGTGCGCGAATCCTTGGCCCAGTTCGTCAGCAGCCTCTCGGGCTTCCTCCCCGCCGATCTGGTCCATGGGGCGTGCGTGGGCCATGGGGCCGAACGCACCCGCAACCAGAACGAAGCCGACGGCTGGAAGCCGACCTATGTGGCGGCCATGGACCCCGCGTTCCGCCACGACACCTTCGCCTTCACCATCTGCCACATGGATGCCGAGGGTCGCGTCGTCCAAGACGTCCTGCGCACATGGACGCCCGACAGCAAACTGAAGCAGCGCCTCGACCCCGCGAGCATCATGAGCCAGATCGGGGCCCTCACGCAGGCATGGGGCATCAGCATGGTCTACAGCGACCAGTATCAGCTCGAAGCCCTCCAGCAGCTGGCGCTCCAATACCACTTCACGATCATCGGGCGGGACTTCACGGGCCAGTCCAAAGCCAAGATGTATGGCTCCCTGCTCCACCTGCTGCGCACCCACAAGCTGCACCTGCTGGACATCCCGGTCATCCTCACCCAGCTGACCCAGCTCCAAAAGAAACTCAACCCGATGGGCCATGTGCAGATTGCGGCGCCCCCGGGCAGGCACGATGACGTGGCCAGCGTCATTGCCCTTGCCACCAGCGTGGCCGTGATGCAGGCGCCCGCCCGCACCGTCGAACCGAAAACGCCCAGCCTCTTTGACGAGGGGCTGGCCTGCATCAAACGCCGTCGGCTGGAGGCCGAAGTCGCATGGCAGTAACGCCCGAGGCTCCCAAGCGGGGCCGTCCCCGCAAACCGGTCCACGAAGCCCAGCTCCTCACCGAGCTGGTGGGCGTGGTCCGCGACACCCTCACCCAGCAACAGCACATCCTCCAGCAGTTGGCGCTGGCTCAGCAGAGCCAGACCGAACTGCTCACCACATGGATGCGGCTGATGACGCCCCCTGCCACCCCCACACCGTCCACCACGGCCGACCAGCGCGAGGCCATCCGGGCCGCCGCCGAGGCCGACTGGGAGCCGGTGCTGGCCCCCCGCCTCTCTGACCTCTTTGACGAGACCTTTGCCTCATGATCGAATCCACCTTTCCCGCTGACCAAAGCACCGCCCCGTCGCCGTCAGCGGCGGGGACCACGGCGCCCCCCGTCCCGGCCACCGACGCCGCCGCCAACGAGAGCCTCTCGGCCGAACAGCTGGTGGCCGAGATCTACCACAAATACGACATCCGGCGGCAGATGCGCCGTCCCTACGAAGTCCAGTGGTATCTCAATGCCAGTGCGCTCCGGGGCTTCCCCGACGTCCGCTGGAATGCCGAACTCAACCGCCTCGAAATCAAGCGGGAACCGGCCCACCGCAAGCGCCACCGCATCAACCACATCAAGGCCAAATACGTGGCCCGCGTGGCCAAATACACCAAGACGCCTCCGGCGCCCACCGTGCTCCCGGCCACCACGGACCGCGACGACATCTTCAATGCCCGCGCCTCCCAAAAAGCCCTCGAATACCTGACGCGCAAGACCAACCTCCGCAGCCAGTGGATGCGCGTCATGCAGTGGGTGCCGGTGACGGGCAAAGCCTTCTGGTGGTTCCGCTACGACGAAGACCGCGTGGCCTATGCGCCCACCCTGCTCGACGGGGAGCGCCAGCCCATTATGGGCGACATCGAAGTGGACTACGGCTCCGCGTTCGAGTTCCTGCCCGCCGACCCCGGCATCGAGGTGCTGGCCGACCAGCCCGAGATCATGCGCGTCCGCATGGTCAAGTGCCGCGACATCGAGCAGCGCTTCGGACTGGAGCCCGGCTCCATCCCCAAAGAATCGAACGACGCCGACCTCTTCTTCTACCAGCGCCAGATTGCCGACCTCGGCACCCGCCAGCAGGGCATGGCGTCCCGGGCCATCACGGCCATGGGCGACGATATCAGTGACGGCTACGCCCTCCAGATCGAATGCTTCACGGCCCCCTGTGCCAAATACCCGCAGGGCCGCTATGCCGTCGTGGCCGGGCACAAACTGCTCCGCGCCTACATGGAGCTGCCGGGCCAGTTCCAGCACGTCCACCGCAACCCCTATCCGTGCGTCGAGTTCTGCGACGATGCGGCGCCGGGCCAGTTCTGGCCCGACGCCTTCATTGAGCGCATGGTGGGCCTCCAGTCCGAATACAACGAATACCGCTCCAAGATGGCCGAGAACTTGGCCATGCACTTCTTCCCCAAGCTCGTGGTCGCCAAGCAGCTCAACCTTGCCGAAGACGCCTACACGTCCGAGGCGGGCGAGCGTCTGAACGTCAACTATGTGCCGGGCATCCCGATGCCCAACTTCCTGCAGCCGTCCAGCGTCATCGGGGATGCGTGGAACGTCCTCAACACCATCAAGCGCGAGATGGACGACGTCTCCCTCATTTACCCGTCCGTGATGGGTGGGGCTGGGGGCGCCTCCAGCGGCTTCCAGACCAACCTTCTCCAAGAGGCCGCAGACCAAGTCCACGGGCCCGCCATCCAGCGCAACGCCATGGCGCTCGAAGAGGCCTACTACAAGCTGCGGCACCTGATGAAGCTCCACTACACGGAGCCGCGCCTCATCAGCGTCCTCGGGGCCAACAACCTCCCCGAGATCTACGAGTTCACCAGCGACTCCATTGACGAGCAGGCCGACGTCCGCATCGAGCCCGACAGCCTGATGCCCATGCTCCGCTCAGCCCGCGTCGATATGATCCGGGGGCTGTTTGGCGATGGCCTCTTTGGCGACCCCAAGGACCCCGTCACGCGCAAGCGCGTCCTCGACATGATCCGGATGGGCGGCTACGCCGACTTCGAGATCGACCGCGAGCAGCGCGACCAAGAGCAGGCCCAGCTCGAAAACATCCAGATGGGCCGGGGCGAACCGCTCGCCAAGCCCCAAGTCTGGGAAGACCACCGCATCCACTGGGAGTCGCACGTCGATCTCTTCAAGTCGCCCCAGTCCCAAGACTGGCCCGAGCCCCTCCGCGTGGCCTACGCATGGCACGCCCTCATCCACCTCTCCTACCTCTCCGAGGACGATGCCCTCAAGATGGCGGGCGAGTTTGGCCTGCGCGACAAACTGGAACAACTCCTCGCCCTGCGCCACCCCCCGGCCCCAGCGCCGGAGCCCGCGCCACCCGCACCACCCCAAGGCGGGGGAGCTCCCGCGCCACCAGCGCCACCTCCGCCCCCGATGCCCCCACCCGGCCCACCCGCGCCGCCCGCGCCGGAACTGGGAGGCTTCCCGGAGGCCCCGCCGCCCGCGATTCCGCCTGAGGTCCTCGCCGCCCTCATGGCGCAAGGGCCGCAAGGTTGACGGCGCCCACAAAATAGTGTATAATACCGCTATCTCGTACGTTCGCTGACGTGTCAGCGTCCAGCCCCCTACGCGATGCCGATGGGGGGCTGGTCTTTTGCCCCTCGGAATCACGCGACTCCACGGCTCGCACCGCCAGAGACCCGCGTTTTTGCCAAAGACCTCTCTGCCGAGAGTTTGGCCCGTGCCACATATGTCAGAATCCGCACTGAACCCCGCGACCATTGACTTCACCTCCCTCCGGGAGCAAGCGATGGCGCATCCCGCTGGCAACGACACCGAGCCTACTGCCCCGGTCGTCGCGGAGTCAGCCCCCGCCCCCGTCAGCGCCAGTCCCGTGCCCGAGGCCGCCCCAGCGGCGACACCCTCGCTGAGCCCGGCCGACCTCAAGGTGCTGGACTTGCCCGAGGATGGGCATGTGCGGGTGAAGGTGGATGGACAGGAGCAGCTGCTCCCGGTCCACGAGTTTAAGGACGGGATCTCCCGAGAAGCGGTCTTTACCAAACGGATGCAGACGCTGGCCGAACAGCGCCGCTCAGCCGAAACTGAGCTGGCCGCCCAGTATGCCTACCTGCAGCAGCAGGCCCAAGCCCTTGAACAGGCCCAAGCCTATCTGCACCAGCAGGCGCAAGCGGCGTATGCTCCGGCCCAGACCACTCCCGAGACCTCAGCGGCCTCGATGCCGCAGCTCCAAGACCTCGCCACCGTCGGTGACGTGCAATCGCAGATCCAGCAGGCCGTGGCCCAGCTGTCGCAGTACCAGCAGCAGCGCGAACAACAATTCGTGAGCGCCTTGGGGCAAGCGTCCCAGCGCGTCCAAGAAGATGTGGCGTTGCAGCGGGATGCCTCAGCCTACAGCAAGGGGCTCCAGAGCGTCTTGAGCAAGCCGGAATATGCGGCCTTGACCAAGGCGCTGCCCTACGCGGAGCAGACCATTCGCTACGAAGTGGCGAATATGGACCCGCAGTCCATCGACCAAGCCTTAGCGTTCACCGAACAGGTGGCCAAGGGCTACGTGGACACGCTCCGGGCCGCCACGCAAGATCTGCAGGTTCGGCAGTCTGTGGCGCAAGCACGCGCTAAACTTGAACCCCCGGCAGGCTCCCCGCCCGCGCCGACGCAAGCCTACAAACCCGGGTCCGCCTTTGGCAAGAACGGGTTTGACTGGAATGCCCTTCGGGCCCGCGCCGAGCAAATGATGGGCTAGGGCCGCCGGATATCCCCTCTCGGAGTATTGCGCAATGGCGTTTGATTACACCGCAGCGTCCCCCATCCTGAAGGAAGTCTACCTTCCGGCGCTGCAGGAACTGCTCAACAATGCAACCCCCCTTCTCGCCTCGATGGAGAAGGAAATCGTCCCGGTCGAAGGTGGCAACTTTGTCATCTCGATCCACCGCACCCGCAACAACGCGGCGGCCATTGGCCGCTCGGAAAACAGCACGCTGCCGACCGCGGGTCAGCAGGGCTACGTCCGGGCCATCGTCCCGGTCAAGCAGCTCTACAGCCGCATCAACGTGTCCGGCAAGGCCATCGCGGCCACCCGCTCGAACAAGGGCGCGTTCCTCCGGGCCCTCGAAGCGGAAATGAAGTACGTGATGACCGACACCAAGCGCGGCCTGAACCGTCAGCTCAACGGCGACGGCACGGGCGCCCTCGCGTACTGGACCGGCGCGGATGACACCAGCCCGGCCACGGTCGATGACAACCTCGGCAACGGCACCACGCAGCTCGGTGTGGGCGCGGTGACCTGCGACCTGATCGACGCCTCGGACAACAGCACCAAGGTGGGCAACTCCATCGTGGTGACCCGTGGCGCGGTCTCGACGGCGACCACCTCGGTCAGCTGGACGGGCACGGTCAGCGGCTCGGCGGACGGCGACTACCTCGTCCTCGAAGATACGCTGGGCGAAGAGATGACGGGCATTCAGGGCGTCATTTCGGATGCCAACCCGACCCTCCTGACGGGCGGTCTCCACGGCCTGCCCGTGGCAACCTACCCGGACTGGAAGGCGATCGTCATCGGTGACGACAGCGCCAAGGTTGATCTGACCTTCCCGCTCCTCCAGCAGCTGGTCTCGCGCATCGTGAGCGAGTCGGCCATTGACGAGTCGGAACTCAAGATGTTCCACTGCCACCCGGCCATGCGCGACACCTACGTCAAGCTGTGCCAAGACGAGCGCGTCTTCTACAACGTCATGAAGCTCGATGGCGGCTGGGAAGCCGTGACCTACAACGGCAAGCCCATCGTGGCCGACACGCAGTGCCGTCGCAACGCGATCTTCGCGATTGCGCCGTCCTCGCTGTCCCTCATGCAGATGGCCCCCTTGGACTTCATGGACAAGGACGGCTCGGTGTTCTACCGCATCTCGGGCGGCGATGTCGATGCCTACGGCGCGACCGCGTTCGTCTATCAGGAGCTGGGCTGCAAGGCCCGCAACCAGAACGGCCTCCTCAAGGGCCTTAATGAAGTATGGCAGTAAGCCCACGCTAACTGAGTGACCCCCTAGCCACCGCGGTTAGGGGGTCTCTCCCTAACTGGGCCACATGCACCAGCGTGGCCTGTTCATTAGGAGTCTCCCATGGCTGATATTTCCAAGCGCATCAAATCCCCCCGTCGCGAGCGCGGCGACTACGCGGCGAAGACCGCCGCCTACACCCTCAAGTCCAGTGACTCGGGCACGATCTACAAGTGGAACTCGGCGACGGCGTTCAACTTCACGCTGCCCCCGGTCCAGAAGGCCCTCAAGGGCGTCTTCTTCGACTTCATCATCCAGACGGCCGCCACGGGTGGCACGGGCCACGGGGTGTCCCCCGCCGCCGTCGACAAGATCTTTGCGCCGGGCGTGACCGCCACGGATGACAAGGACATCTACTTTGCGACCGCGGGCGATGCGGTGGGCAACGGCTTCCGCCTCGTCTCGGACGGCGTGGACGGCTGGCACCTGATCTTCCTGAACGGCACGATCTCGCAAGAAGCATAATTCCCAGACACCGCTTGGGCCCACACGCCCGAGCGGTGTCGTTCGTCTGAGGAGGTGGCGGTGGAGGCCCCACGCGCATTTACAGAACGCTTACAGGACGCCTTTGATGGGCGTCTGCGCATTCGCTGGTCGAACGCGGCCCACGAATTTCAGATTGAACAGCGGGTCGCACGCGGGCTCATCAACTTCCCCGCCGCCCTGACCGACGACGAACACATTCGCCTGCGCGATGGCTACTTCTACGTCATGTCGGTGCGCACGGGCGACCGGATGCCCTGCCCCCGCTGCGAGGCCACCCTGCGCGTCCCCGTCCGCGAGGTCAAAGAACTGAGCTGCGACCGGTGCCGGGCCAATGGGCTCGAACATCGCGTGGCCGCCGGGTTCTTCCCGTTGGACGACACCCTGATCGCCCACCTGCAGTCCATTGATCCCCTGCGGGGCGCCTCTCGGGAACTCCGGGCCAAGATCGACGCCCATAATGCCCGCCACACCGAGGCCCAGCGCCAAAGCGTGCTGGATAAAACCTACGCGGCGGGCGCGGACGACTTCAACCGTATTGCCGGAATCCCCAACGTGGGCTATACCGGCGACACCCCGATGTGGGCTGATGCCCCAGTAAAGTGAGAGTATGGCCGACGCATCCTTTTTTGTTCGCCGCAAACCCTACGCCACCGAACAGGTGACCGTCTCCACGTCAGTGGCCACCCCCACCAGCAGCAAAGTGACCAACAGCGCCGGGGGCTACACGGATGGGTCCACACCCGTCCGCTGGGCCGTGACCTTCCCCGCGACGGCCGCGATGGTCGAAGTCATTGGCAGCAATGGCCTCATCTACACGCTGGACGGGTCCACGCCCACCAGCACCAATGGCAGCCGTCTGGGGTCGGGCGATGTCCTGACGCTGGCGGGCACGCAGAAAATCGCCAACCTCAAGATGGTGCGATCCGGAGCCTCGGACGCCACCGCCAACATCACCTACTACAAGGAGTAGCCATGCGCCGCTGGCTTCCGCTCCTGCTGGCCGTCACGCTCATCGCCCCCGTCGCGGCCCAAGATGTCCGTCGGGCCGGAGGCGGCACCGACTACAGCTACACGATCCTGACCAAGACGGCCACCTACTCGGTGACCGACACGGACGGGCAGAACGTCCTCGTCCTCGCCTCCAACACCATCACCATCAACCTCTATGCGGTGGCGGGCAATACAGGCAAGACCATCACCGTCAAGAACGCGGGCGCGGGCACCATCACCATTGATGCCAGTGGCAGCGAGACCATCGACGGGGCCCTCACCCAAACCATCAGTGCGGCCAACCAGAGCCTGACGCTGGTCTGCACGGGGTCGGCATGGGTGCTGATCTAACATGCGCACCTACAAGGAGCTGCAAGACGCGGTCCTGCAGTGGATGGCCGATAGTGGCGACACGGGCCTCCTCCGCACCCTCGTCAAGGACGCCCTGAACCGGGCGCACCAGAACCTCCTCAACGACGACCGCTACGACTTTCTCCTGTGGCCCCGCACCGAGACGCTGAGCGTCACGGCGGGCCAGAAGGTGTATGCCCTCCACCCCGAGCTCAGCCAGCTCCTCTTCGTCTACAATCCCACCACCGACGAGTACCTCGAAGAGGTGGCGCCCAAGGGCCTCATGGAGTCCGAGGCCGATTGGAATGACGGCACCACGGATCAGCCCGACCGTTTCATGCTGACGGGCCTGTCCAAAGTCCTCACGCAGCCGAGTGCGGCCAGTGTGGTCACCGCGACCACCACGGGGGGCACAGAGTCCAGTGCCAACAGCCTCCTCATCACGGGCATCTCCAACGGCGTCATCGTCACCGAGACCCTGACCAGTGGCAGCAGCTGGGCGTCCCTGACGGGCAGCCAGTCCTTTGATGTCATTACGGACATCACCAAGCTGGGCGCCACATGGTCGCGCACCGTGACCCTCACGGCCAATAGCCAGACCCTGCTCGTCCTCGGGGCCACCAGCTATGGGCAGCAATACCGGATGTGCGAGCTAGTGGAATCACCCACCACGGCCACGTCCCTGCTCTATCGCTTCTATCGGCGTCCGCGCCAGCTGGTCTACGATAACGACATTCCGGACGTGCCCGCAGGCTTTGGCGACATCCTCGTCTACACGGCCCTCATCGCCATGCAGGGCTATACCCGCGCCACCTCGACCGAACTGGACTTCTGGGCCGCGCAAATCCGGAAGCTGACCGACACGCTGCAAATGACGTTCCGGGCGGCCCGCACCATGGGCGGACGGCCCACCTACACCCGCTACATTCCCCGCGTCTGATGGGCGACCTCTACCAAGAAATCACGGACTGGAGCAAGGGGGTCCAAGCGGCCTCCCCGCCGGACCGCATTCCGCTCAACAGCACCCCGCTGGCCTACAACACCGCCTTCCGCAATATTGGCGAGGGGCTGGCGCAGCTGGGCGTGCGGCCGGGGCTGAAGGTCGTGAACACGACCGCCTTCAGCACCAATCCCCACATCCAGTTCCTCCGCCTCTACAGCTACAATACCGGCAGCGGCTACACCAACTACCAAGTGGCCATCGCCAACGATGGCACCCTGCGCCTCAAGGACAATGCCGACGTCTTCAGTGCCGCCATTGCGCCCCCGGCCAACTTCCCCTCGCCCAGCACGGCCATTACGGCAGGCGACGTCACGGTCGATGCGACCGTCTTTGCCAATCGCTTCTTCCTCCTCAGCAGCGCGGGTGACCAACGCGCCCTGACGGGCAGCACCTATCACATGTGGGGGCTCGCCCCCTACGCCAGCTGGACCTTGGGCAACGATGCGACGGGCACCAGCGCCATGCCCAACGAGACCTACGACGTCGCCATCACCACCTACGACGTCGTGACCGGGGCCGAGTCCAGCCTCGCCACCTATCAGTCCGGGACGCCCGGGGGTGGCAATCGCCGCCTCACGGTCACCATCAGCCCGACTGCCGCCGAGACGGCCCGCTATCCCTACTGGCGCGTCTACCTGCGCCGCACCACGACCCAAGCCAGCCTCTACCAAGTCCTGACGTTCGAGGATGTGTCCGGGTCCCCCATCGCCACCGATGGCAATATTCCCGTGGGCACCACCACGGTCTACATTGACCTGTCGGCCGCCCAGATTGCCAACCTGACCACGGTGGCCCCCACCACCACCGAGAACAATGGGCCGCCGTCCAGTGCCCGGTTCGTGACCACGTATGGCCGTCGCCTCATCGTGGCCGACACCCGCAAGATCTACTGGTCCAAGCAGGACAAGCCCGACAACTTCCCGCCGCTCAACTACGAGCCCATCGAGACGGGGGAGGGCGACCAGATTACGAGCCTCTATCCGTTCAGCGACGAACTCCTCCTCGTCTTCACGACCACGGCCGTCTGGGGCATCTTCGGCAACGACCCCCAGACATGGACTCTCAAAGCCATCGACCATACGATTGGCTGTGCCAGCCACACCAGCATCGTCGAGTTCAACGGGGCGGTGGCGTGGTGGTCGAACGCCGAGGGGCCGGTCAGCTTTGATGGCCAGCGCATCACGCCCCTCGCCCTGACCAAGCTGGGGCGCCCGCTCGTCGTCGATCAGATCGAGCAGTCGCGCCTGTCGCGCATCTGGGCGGGCCATGACCCCCAAGGCAGCCGCGTCATCTGGGCGGCCCCGAGCCTGCTCAACGAGGACACGCTCGACATCCTGTTCCCCTACAACTACGTCGTGGAGCAGTGGGAGGCCACGCGCTGGAATCCCATGCCCGTGGGCGCCCTTGCCCTTGGCTACATTGCGGACGGGAGCCAGCGCTGCTTTGTGGGGGGCACCGAGGGCCAAGTCTTCTACTTCGACCAAGACACCCATAACGACGCCGTGCCGAGCGGCACCGTCAGCACCACCTTCGTCCCGGTCACCTCCAGCATCACCACCATCGACGGCACGGGCTTCTATACGACGGGGTCGGGGCTGACCGCCCGCATGGCCGTCATCACCGACAGCGACAATCGCCCCATCGCCAAAGTCCAGATTGCCAGCAATACCAGCACCGAGCTGACTCTGACCGCCACCCTGACGGGCCTGACGGCGGGGGCGACCTACACCTGCTATCTGGGCAGCCCGGACTTCCGCCTCTACACCAAGTGGCTGGACCTCGACCAGATCTTCATTCGGAAGCGGTTTGACCGGGCCTACCTCCAGCTGGAGTCGGCGGGCAACACCTCGGGCTTTTACCTGACGTCCCAAGTCAACTTTACCAATGAAAGTCGGGCCGCCAAGAACATCATTGACGTGGTGGGCGACATATGGGATGACAGCACCAGCCTCTGGGACACCAGCGTCTGGGCGGGCCAAGGGCTCCTCAAGAAGCGCCTACCCCTGCTGCGGACGGCCCATGCGCTCCGCCTCGCCCTGTTCCACTTCCAGACCAATCGGGACATTGTGGTGAACGGCGTGGGCGTGCTGGCCCGGGCCCAATCGGATCGCGTCTATGGCAACTGAGGAGACGCCGACACGCGAGGCGAGCTGGCAGACCGCCAGTGCCAGTGTCACCATCAATGACGCGGCCCTGCGCCGCCAGCTGCCCATGCGGCAGTTTGAGTATGTGACGGCCACCTTCGCGGCGGCCGACACGGATACCGTCATTCCCATTACCGTCCTCCGGCCCGAAGATCCGGAAACCCTGCGGTGGCTTGACATTACCCCCGGAACCGTGTATACTGGAACGGACGCCAGAGCCTCAGTCTACCGCTCCTCGGCCCCGAACCGGATGCCGTTTGGCGCGACCTATCTGGTGTTACGCTCGACGGTGGCGAACTATTCGACACGCCTCCTTGTGTTTCTTGAGCGGAGCTAACGACCCATGACCTTTGCGCTGTCTGCCCTGTTCGTCCTACTGGTGGCCCTGTTGGTCCCTCGGGCGGCCTCGGCCCAAATCAACGTCCCGAACAGCTTCAGCCCCGGCGGCACCATCTATAGCGCCGAGGTGAACGCCAATTTTGCCCAGCTGTCCTCCAACGCGCTGGACCGGACGGGGGGCACGCTCACGGGCAATATTGCCGCGTCGGCGGGCGTCACCATTGATGGCGTCGACCTGAGCGTCGGCATCCCGTCCACCCTCCTGAGCAAGACGGCCGACTACACCGTCACGACGAACGATGGGGCCCACGTCACCGTCCTGATGAACGGCACGTACACCGTCACCCTCTACACCGCCTCGGGCAATGCGGGGCGTACGGTCACGGTCAAGAACATCGGCACGGGCGCCGTCACCATCGACGGCTACGCGAGTGAAACGCTGGATGGGGCCGCGACCGTCGTCATTGGCGCCAAGTATCAGTCCCTCACCGCCATCTCGGATGGCACCAACTGGCATCTGGTCTAACCTATGTCCTACATCAAAGCCATTCCCGCCGTTCTCAGCAAGACCGCCAATTACACCGTCAGCACCAACGACGGCGACAACGTGCAGGTCAACACGAGCGCCTCGGGCGGCGCCGTCACCATCACCTTCTATGCCGCGTCGGGCAACGCGGGCAAGATCATCACGGTCAAGAAGACCGATAGCAGCGCGAACGCCGTCACGCTCGACGGCAACGCCAGCGAAACGCTGGACGGAGCTACCACCGCAACCCTGACCGCCCAATACGATAGCGCCACCTTCGTCTGCGACGGCACCAACTGGCAAAAAGCCGCCACGGTCGGGGCCACGGGTGCAGCGGTCGATTCCGACCAGAACATTCTGTCCACGCAAGTCTTTAGCTAAGAGGATTTCATGGCTGTTTCCTTTACCAAACTCAAACTCAGCGGCTCGACCGACGGCAAGCAGATCAAGGTCGCGGCGACCGCCACGGCCGGTACCACGATCCACACCGCGCACGCCACCTCGCTGGATGAAATCTGGCTCTGGGCCGTCAACAGCGATACCACGGCTCGCAAGCTGACCATCGAGTGGGGTGAAGCCACCGCACCCGACGGCAACGTCGAGGTCACGATCCCCGCGGAATCGGGCTACATGCTCGTCATCCCCGGCATGGTGCTGACCAATTCGCTGGTGGTCAAGGCGTTCGCCGCAACGGCCAACGTGATCTTGATTAATGGCTACGTCAACCGCATCGGCTAAGGCATTGCATCATGAATAGACGTGGTGCAAATCGCATCGGGCCGCTGGGATCGAGCGGCGTTATTGCCCAGTGGGGCGCGTCGTCGCTCATTCGGTCAGCGCAAACGGCTTCGGGTACCGCGTCCGCCGCCGTAACCATTGCCGCCGTTGATACAGCCAACACGATCGTGTTGTTCGGGAACAATAGTTTTTCTGCGTATAACGACACGAAGCAGTATTGGTTTGCGCGTGTGAGCGCCATCAGCCCAACGAGTGTGACGTTCACGGTCAATACGGGCGGTGGCGGAGCAGTCGCGAAGGCGTCTGTGCTCGAATTTGTGCCCGGGGTGATTAAGTCAATTCAATACAGCACCATTGCTTTCACCACGGAGACGCCGACCAAAACCGGCACGATCACGGCGGTGGATACCGCAAAGAGCGTGGTGTTGTTCATGGGGACGACCTCCAATGACAACACAGGCGGATACCCAGCAGGCAACAACAATATGTGCTCTGTGATCCTCACAAACAGCACAACCGTCACGGCGCAGCGCGGCGAGTATTGGGCCGCTGGCGGTAGCCCGACAGTGGGTTTTTGTGTAGTGGAGTTCTTCTAAATGAAGCGACAATTACAAATCAAGAACGGTATCGCACAGAGCGAGTGGCAAGGCAGCGGCGGAATGCCGATCCCGCCCAATGATTCGTGGACGTTCCTTGACGTGACCGACCGGCCCGATAACCCGACCGTCGGGATGCTCTACGATGCCGCGAGTGACACGTTTTCACCCGCGCCCGTGCCGCAGAAGACCCGCGTGACCAAGTCGCAGGTCATCAGCGTCTTGACGCCGACCGAGTGGGCGAGCGCCAACAGCAGCACCGACGCCGACGTCGTGTGGGGCATGGCGCAGTTCACCACCGCCGACTACGTCGATCTGGCTGACCCGAGGTTCAACCAGATTTTCGCGGCGCTCGTCGGCAAAGGCATTATCGCGGCGGATCGCTCGGCGCAAATCCTGAGCGACCTGCAAGCGTTGGCCAACGGGTAACGGTATGACCCTCCCCCAGCAGGTGCTCGCCGCGAGTCGCCAAGCCGACCGGGAAACTCCGGCCCGCTTGCAGACGAATCGTGTCAGCGATTGCGTGGCGCATGTGACCCGCGTCATCACCCTGTTGCGCGAGCAGGGACTGCCCGCGTCGTTCATGGGCAAGACCAGCGGGGAGGCGCAATACACGCCTCCGCAGGGATTCCCGGTCACCATCGGGCCCCATCGCTGTACGGGTGTCTCCCACGATGCCATCTGGGTGGCGGAGCGCCAGTTCGACCTGATCGGGCAAGCCAACGATGGGCCCGAGCCGCTGGGCATCCCGGCGCTGCCGGTGGCCAATGAAATTCCGGCGGCGCACCACCGGCCGAACAATCCGCCCATCTACCCCTTGCCGCAGGCGGCCCCCGTGCCGGTGCCGCCCCCGGCGCCTGCGCCCAAACCGTATCCGGGCGATGTGTTTTTCGTGGAGCAGCTGGGGGGGCCGCTGGCTGCCGACTATGCGCAGGCGGGCCAGACCCTGAATGCCGGGGCCATCACATGGGTGGCCCGCACCCTGTGGCGCCACATCGCGGAGGGAATGTCCCTTGACGCCAGCGTGGCCCAGTCTCGAAAGGAATGGCGGGCGGCCCTCGGCCTCCCCCCACAGTAACCGATGGCGATGGAACAGATTGTCCAGACGATTGTGCAGGCCGGGATTGCGGCGCTGGTGCCGATCCTCGTGGCCGGAGCCGTGCAGCTGTTGCGGCGGCTTCACATCCAACTGTCGGAGGCCCAGCAGGCGGCGCTCGATGCCGCCATTCGCCGGGCCATCTTTGAGGCAGAAGAATGGGGGGCGGCGCGCCTCAAGGCCAAGCTGCCCGCGACCTCCTACCAGAAATTGGAACGGGCCATCGAGGCCGTGTCGCCCCAGTTTGGGCTGAGTCCGGAGGAGACCGAGGCCCGCATCAAAGCCACCCTGCCCGAAGTGGGACTGGGAGCGTCGTCAAATTTTCCCAGCGCCCCGGTCGCCGGGGCGAACTCCTCGCCGGGGTCACCTCTGTAGGCGTACAGGCAGGCGTGCAGTGGACGCCCCGGACTCCCCACCTGACGGTCGAGGCCATGGCCTCCCGGACATGGACGGGGCGCTGGGGGGCTCAGGGCACGATGCGCTGGAGCTGGTAACCGTCCATGTCCGACCCGATTAGCCGCGAGGAGTTCCTCGCCCATATCGAACCGATTCGCCAAGACGTGCAAGAGCTGGTCAAGCTTCAACGCGAGCAAAATGGGCGCGTCTTCAAGCTGGATGCCCGCGTGGGCATCCTCGAAGATCGGGCCCCGACCCGGGCCGCTGCCGCCGTGGGGGCCGCCAGTGGCACCGCGGCGGGTGCCCTCTTGGCGTTACTCCAGCAAGTCTTTGGCAAATAAGTGGCACTCACACAGGTCCAGCAGCTCGCCATCGTGTATGGGATTATTGAGCGCGAGGGGGGCATGGTCGAGCATCCCAAGGACCCCGGGGGCTTGACCAAATACGGCATTAGCCGCCGCGCCTACCCAGACCTCGACATTCGGAACCTGACCAAGGCCGACGCCGTCACCCTCTATTTGCGGGACTACCTCCGCAAGTATAACTTGCACCAGCTGCAGTCGGTGACCAATGCGGAAATCGTGTGCGACTGGCTTGTCAACAGTGGGCCGCTGGCCATCAAGCCGTTGCAGCAGGCCCTGCGCGTCACGGCTGATGGCGTGATCGGCCCGAACACCTTGACGGCGATTGATGGGGCGGACGCCCGCACCTTGCTGCGGGCCCGGCTGGACTACTACGTATCCATCGCGTCCCATCCCTTCCTGAAGGGGTGGGTCCACCGCCTCTATCAACTGGGACTGTAATGGCCATTCAACTCCCGCTCTACCGTTCGTCCAGCCGAGAGACCGGCGCCCCCCGAGGCTTCTCGCCCGGGTCGAGCCAGCCCACGTCCCGTCCGGCGCCCCTGACCCAAGCCAACAATGGGGGGCCTCGCGGCTTTGGGCAGCCCCGTGCCCCGATGCGCATGGCCGCCTCGCCCCAAGCGCCCCAAGCGCCGATGGGCGCTCCCGGCGCAGGCACGCCGGGACCCGGGCCCCTCTATCCCACGACGCCCGTCCAGACGGCCGAACAGATTGTCTGGGCCAACCGCCACTCCCAGAACCCCTTTGAACTCTTGGCCCGGGCGGGCCAGCAGGTCCTTGGCCAACCGCTGTCCGCGATGGACGTCCAGCAGATTGTGGGCCCCGTTCAGAGCGTCGATGAAGCCATGGCCTCCTTTGGCCAGTGGCTCCAGCAGCAGACGGGCCAGCCCTCGGCCGCCGCCAACGCCCTCTCCCCCATCCAGTCCGCGATCCTCAGCCCCCTGAGCTAACCCCCATGATGTTCGATCCGAACTTCGCGCCGATCCCCAACAGCGACGGCCCTAATCCGAGACAGAAATTCCCGAGGCCGCCCGCCGGAGGCGGCGGCCCGCAGATGTCTCCGGCCGACGAGGCCCAGCAGCTGCAGCGGGCCTACCGGCAGTTTCTGGGCCGTGCCGCCTCCCCGCAAGAGATACAGGGCTGGCTCAGTGGCGCCTACGGCCATGGCCAGTCGGGCAACCTGATGCCGATCTTCGAGGCCATCCGCACCTCGCCCGAAGCCCAGCAGCGCCCCCCGGTCAACCGGCCCATGGGCCCCTCGCCCAATCAGTGGGCCGATCAGGCTCGTCAGTATCGGGCGCAAGGCGAGGCCGCAGGGAATGATATGTCGTGGATGGACCAGCCCGGAGCCCTTGCAGGTCCGCGTGGATTCGTGGGCAACATGGGTCAAGTGCCACAGCGCCCGCAGGGTGGCCCGAGCGCCAAGCCGCTGGGGGGCCAAGATGTGCAGCGAATGCGCCGAGCCATTCTCGGCGTGCCGGAGTTCTAAACTATGCCGACCGAACGTGAACAGATTGCCGCCGCTTACCAGCAGCAGCTGGGCCGGGCCGCCTCCGAAGACGAACTCAACCAGTGGCTCAGTGGCGCGTATGGCTGGGGCCAAGCGGGCAACATCGCCCCGATCCTGAGCGCGATTGGGCAGTCGGGGGAGGCCCAAGGCTACCGAGCGGGGCAGGCCGGAGGGGGCCAGAGCCAGACGCAGCAGGCCGTGCTGGGCCTGACGGGCCGCGACCAGTTGCGCCGGGGCACCACAGGCACGATGCTGGGCTTCAACACGGGCGACTATGGCGGCGACGTCAAGGCCCGCACCAGCGTCAAGAACATGTTTGGGCGCATTGCCAGCCGCTACGCGAACCGGCCCGACCAGCTGGATGCGGTGATGAACGACCCCGAGTTCAAGGCGCTGTTCCCCAACGCCCGCAAGGTGCCGGGTGGGGCAGGCGACAAGATTGACTTTGGCGGCGTCCTGTCTGACTTTGAAACGGGCTCCAAGGTGGGCGTCGTCGACGTCCTCCAAGCCTCCGACCCCACGCGCAATACGGCGACGGGCTGGCAGTGGTTGCCCGAGGACGTGGCGGAAGGGGGCCCGGCCAACGCGGCCTACAACCAGACCCAGAACGCCATCGTCGGCGTCCCCCGCCCCACGACCACCACGAGCACGGCCGTGACGGGGCCGGTCACGCCCACCGCAGTGGGCACTGTTGACGGGGGCGACGAGCTGGCCCGCTACTACCAACTGGTGGCGGCCTACTTGGCGCAAGCTGAGCGCGATGCGCAGGAACGACGAGGGCAGCAGCCCTTCGCCCCATACTCTATTTAAGGACACGAAGACATGGTGCCAGCTGAAGAGCGGATGCCCCGCCCAGATGATCCATTTTGGCCTCTTCCGCCTGAGAGCCGCGAGCCAGAAACTGGAGGGTTGCCAGATGAACCTGATCGTCGAGGCACGGACGCTCCAGAAAAACAAGAGTCGCCGGTTGACCGTGCGGTTAACCTGAATGGGGCGGGAGCCCAGCGTCTCCGCGCAGCCTACAAGCAGTATCTGGGCCGAGATGCCAGCGATGACGAAATTCGCAACTGGCTGAGCGGCAGCTACGGCTGGGGCATGGGTGAGGGAGGCGTGGATGCCATGATTCAGGGCATCTCCACGTCCGGAGAGGCCGAAGATTATCGGCGCCGCACCACCACCACGACCACAACGAAGACCACCCCCACCCCCACACCTACCTCCACGCCCACCGTCAGTGGCGTGCCAGCGTCCTACCGCAGCAGTGGGGGCGTAGGCGCCTCAGCGGGATCGTTCGCGGCGTCGCCCATCGCGGGCTCGATCCCGACGCTGGCTGAAGCCGCCGCGCAGGCCAAGCAACTGTTTGGGTCGGCGCCCGAGATTCTGAAGCCGGGCACCTTTACGCCGCCTCCGCCAGTCGGATTGGAAGATCGCAACAAGATCGTGCAGGCGATCTTGGCCCAGCCCGATGTGATGGGGCAGACGTTCCAAGACCAGCTGTTCGAACAGCAGAAGGAACAGCAGGCCCAGCTGGCCGAGCAGGCCCGAGCGCGGCTGAGCCAAGCGACGGCAGCCCGGGGCCTGAGTGCCGCAGGGGGTCAAGAGCTGTTGGGCCAAGCGGGCGTGGAGGAAGGCTTCATCAATAGCCTCCTGTCAGCCCGCCGCGATGTCTCCATGAAGGCGGCCGAGGCCAATCGCGCCAGCCGCACCGCTGCGGTCGAGATGGCCGATGCGGTCACGCAGGGCGACTTTGCCCGGGCCCAAGCGGCCTACCAGACGCAGCTCCAAGCGAACCAGATCTACAACCAACTGCAGATGCAGGCGGCCGAACTGGAGCGGGGCAACGTGGCGCTCGTGGCCCAGAACCTCTTGGCCCAGCGCGAGATGGCCCTTGGCGAACAGGGCCAGTCGTTTGACCAATACCTGCGCCAACTCCAGCTGAACGAGATGATCCGCCAGTTCAATGAAAATTTGGCCTTCGACTACGGCAAGTTCGGCTGGACCCAGCAGATGGGCCTCGCGGGCCTGTTCCCCCAGTATTAGGGCACTACGCACATGGCAAACAAATTTCTTGAGCAGCTGAAGGCGAGCGACTGGATCAATCTGGGCCAGCTTGCGACAAATGTGGTCGGCGGGGTGGCCAGTGGCAAAGCGGCCGAACGCTCGGCCGAGCAGGCGTCGCAGCAGGACGCATGGAATCGTCTGCTGCAGCAATACAATGCGCAGATGGCCGCCCGCAATCAGCTGGCGGCCTACTACGATCAGCTGAATGCGACCCGAGCGGCAGGACGGCAGGCCCTCCTGAATGCCTCTCCGCTGGGAGAGGAGCAGGAGTATGTCGGCAAGCAGGCGCTGCGCCGGGGCCTCATGGGCGTCATGGGGAACTTCCAGCCGCTGGCTCCGGCCTCCGCCGACATTGCCGGGCTGATTCGCCCGACCAGCAATGTGCTGGGCGCGTTCACGACGCCGGACATGCAGCAGGCGGCCTCCGTCGGCACGACGGCCCGGTCGCTGGCCGAGCGGCGCAAGGCCAAGGCGGGCGTGGACCCCACCTTCCAATTTGGCTCGATGGCCGACTACGGGGTGCCCAACCTTGAAAAGGAAGTGGCCACCTACGCCCAAGGTGTGGCGGCCGACCGCCTCAGCCGCGAGAACCAGCTGCTCAACCTGCTCACCACACAGATGCAGGCGGCCAACGCCCTGAGCCAGCCCCAGCCCACGCAGGGCATCCCGCCCACCCAGTCCAGCGCCGCCGCGCAGCCCAAGAAGACGTCGTGGTGGAAGAAGGTCCTGAACGTGGCGGCCACGGCGGCCCCGATTGTGGCCGCGCCCTTTACGGGCGGCACTTCCCTCGCCCTGATTGGGGCAGGCTCAGGGGCGCTCAAAGGCGCCCTGAGCGGTGGCGCCAAAGGCGCCCTGACCGGAGCCGCCATGGGAGCCGCCACCTCCGCCATCGGTGGGGGTGCGGCCGGTGAAGCCGCCAAGCGGGGCATCAGCGAGGGCGTCAAGGAGTCGGCCTCGGCGGCCATCAAGCGGGCCATCCTGAATCCGCGAGCCCTGACCCAGTTGGGTGGCGCCGCTGTGGGCGGACAGACCGAACAAGTGGCGCAGATGATCGCGCCCTTCCTGCCCGGCGCCAAAGCTTACGTGCCACGACAGACGGGCCCCAAACCGATGGGCCCCGGAGCGACCGTCTCGTCGCCTCTGTATGATCGCATTGGCCCTGCCGGGCAGTCCTTGTCACCCACGGGCAGCGTCACGCCCCCTGACTTGAGCGGACGCACGCCAACACCCACGGGGTCTGGGACACTGGGCGGATTCCGTCGGGCCGGAAATTTGTTCCCGGGTATGGGACCAGCACAGGCTCAGCAACCGTTTATCCCGATGCAGACTCCGGGTATCCAGTCGCAGCTGACTTCACCAGCAGCCCCGGCCGCTCCGCAAGCGGGTCCGGTCACCACACTGACAATTCCGGCATCACAATTTGGCCGTTCCGACGTTCGCCTCTTTGGTCCGCGTCCTCCGCTGGCACCGTCTGAGGGCCGTTTGCCAAATGGCCAATGGAGCATGTTTGAACAGACTGCTGTGCCGTTACCGAATGTGAATTTCACGACGACAACTCCGGAGCAACAGGGTATTCGTGCGCAACTGGATGCTGCGCGTCTTCTCCAGCAGCGGTTGGGAGTGGGTCGTCAGAACGCGGCACCAGTCTCCGCCCCGTCCCCGGTCGCCGCGCCACGTGTGTCCCCGTTTGCGGCATTTGATCGGATGTATGCCAACGTGGCGACAAGTGGGAACACCTCACTCCTAGACCAGATGCCTGCGGCCTTGACGCCGTCGCAACAGAACTACCTCCGTGGCGCACAGGTGCTCGGTAATGCGGCCCCGTTTGTGACCGCTGCTGTCACCGGGGCCCCGTTTGCGGCTCCCTTCATGGCCGAGTTGTGGTTTGGCCCCAGCGGCATGGCCACGCAACAATTGAATAATGTCATTTCCAGTGCCGCACAGGGAAATGCGCAGGCGGCACAAACGCTGTCGAACATTGCGGCGAGAATGCCACAACAGACGGCAGAAATCTTGAGCAAGATGCCTCCGTCGCTGCGGGCGCAACTGCTGAAGTCTGGCGTAAAATTCTAAGGGATCACGCGATGGCATGGTTTGATATTGTCGGGGGGGTGGCCGGGGGCCTGCAGCAAGGGCTCAGCCAGCTCCAGCAGGCGCAGCAGGCCAAGAAGGTCGAGGCGCGGCAGCAGGCGTTGCTGGAAATTCAGCAGGCCCAAGAAAGACGGGCGGGGGAGGCCGCCCAACGACAGATCGCTGAGGAAAACGAAAATAAGTTTATGAAGCTGCTGTCGATGCAGGATCCGCTGAACATCGACAAGAATTTTGCGGCGGCGTATCCGGACTATGCCAAGAACTATTTCGCGGTCAATCCACAGACGGGCAACGTGACGCTGCGGATGGACTCCGTCAAGCTGGCAGACCTGCAAGACAAGGCACAGAAGTCCGAACAACGAACATCATTCCGGACGGCATTTGCGACACCTGAATTTCAGGCTCTGCCACCGGACGAGCGGATGCGGCGAGGCCTTGCTGCCGTGGCGGCAGGCATGGATCAGCGCGAAGTGCTGTCTGGGATTGGCCCTTTACCCGCCGACAAGAATCGTTCATTTTTAACGAGCATCATCTCCGCGGATAAAGCTGCAGAAATTCTGGCCGAAGACGAACGCGCCCGACAGGCGCGTAACACGCAAGTGACGACGGCCAAGATTTCGGCCAGTCGCCCAACAGGCGCAGGGACACAGCTGGAAGACGTAGTCGGCCGCGCCACAACGGCAATCTCTGCTTTATCAAGCAGGATTAGGACAGATAAAGAACAGCTAACAAAGTTGTTTGGCTCGACTCCAGCCATCAAAGCACAACGGCAAGCGTTACAAAAAAAGATTGATGAAGACCAACAGCAACTAGATCAGTACACAGCGATACAGCGCACCGGGCTTGAACGGCTGGGCGCGGCATTTGGCATCGCACCGACGGCTCCCGCCTCCGCTGCGCAAGCGGATCTGGTGTGGGATCCGGCGACAAAGACGTTCCAGAAGGTGGGCGGCTAATGCCCATTCGCGTACAGGTCCCCGGCCGGGGCATCGTGGAATTTCCGGACGGCATGTCCCAACAGGACATGGCACAGGCCCTCTCGACGCTCGATGTACCGGAAGCTGAGGCACCGAGCTATCTGGGGGCGGCGTGGGAAGGCCTGAAGAATCTGGGTGTGGGTGGTCTGGAGTTGCTGGGCCGTCCGGGCGAATTTGTCTCGGGCACCGTCGGTGGGGCCTTGCAGACGGGCAGTCTGGCCGAGGGCTTGAAGCGGGGCACCGCAGCTTTGCTGGAACCGAATCTGGTGGACAGCCAGATTCGCGAAAGCATGTCCAAAGTCATTGAGGAGCAGGCGCCGGAGTTTGCCAAGGCCCACCCACTGCTGACGGCGGGCGCAGGCTTTGGGCTGGACGTTGTCACGGACCCCCAGAACCTGTTGGGGGGCGCTGGCATCCTTCGCAAGGGAGGCATCTCGGCGCTGAAGGGATTGGGGGCCAGTGAGCAGCTGGCCAAGCGGGCGATGTTGGTACCGGTGGGCGAAGCGTTTCAGGCTCGGGTCGTGGCGCCCGGTAAGACCGCCCTGACCAAGGCCTTGGCTGAGTCCAAGCTGGGCGAGACCTTCCCCAGCTTGCGGATGCGGGCTCTGACGGCACCGGGGCGCACGGACGCGACGGCTGGCTATGCGGGCCTCACAGGGCAGCAGGTGGGCCAGACCATCAGCGCTCAAGAGCGAGCGGCGCGGGATGCCGTGGATACGCTCGTCGAACAGACATTTAAGGACTTGACGCCAGACGAACGCCGTCTCGTGTCGTGGGCGACGGTGTATGCGGAGAGTCCGCAGGCGGCAGAGGTCGCGGCGAATCCGCGTCTGTCGAAAGCACTCACGGCCAGTCAGGACGCCTATCAGAGCGCCCTTGCCGCGGAGCAGGCGGCGGGGATCATGCCGCAAATGCGGCCCTTGAACGTCGGCACCCAGCTAGAGCAGGACCTGAAGGCGTTGAGCCAGACGGACCGGGCGATGCTGGAAAAGGCGTTGCGGGAAGGCACCGATGTTGATCCGTCGGTGCTGGAGTATCTGGCCGACCCCCGGCACGGGATGGTGGCGCAGACGGGCGAAACGAAGCTGCAGCAACTGGCCCGCAAATTGGAGCGCACGATGGTGCGTTCTGAGGAAGGGTTGGGCACGTTCTACTTCGCAGATCCCGAGACCGTCTCCTTGCTAGAGGGCGGCAAGGTTGAGGTCGCACAGCGGCTCAAGAACTACTTGCCCACGGACGTGCCGCAGCCGTCGTCCGGCATTATGTCCACCCGCGCCCGCTATACACTGGATGCAGAGAAGGCGAAGTCAAAGACGTTTGCTGAAGCGGCCGGACTGGGGGCGGAAACCGATGCAGCCGTGTTGCTCCGGGACCGCCTGTATGAGAGCGTCCGCGCTCAAGCGAATACCAAACGACTGCAGACCTACGCGGCCGAGTTTGGCACGGCAGATCCGACCAAAGGCTATCGGACCCTGAGCGCCACGACACTACGGGGGATGCCAGAGGAGCTGGCCAGCACATTTAAGTCGGTGCATTTACCGGACGCCGTCGTGGACGAGCTGGAACATTTCATGGTTCGCGTTATCAAGCCGGACGTCGAAAACGGCCTGCTGGGTTTGTTTAACCGGGGTACCCGGTTGTTCAAGACGATGGCCACGTCGCTGGGCATTCCGTCGTTCTACGCCAATAACTTCATTGGGAACAGCGTCAACATGTATGCCGGGGCTGACATGTCGCCCACGGAGGTGATGACGGGGATTTGGAACAGCACCCGCGCCATGACGGGACAAGCGCCCACGCGGAATCTGTTGGGCACCGTCAAGGTGGGCGACAAGGTCTACAAGACGGATGCTGAGTTGATTGACTTGGCGCGGTCCTATGGCGCAATTGGCGGGCAGGCAGGATCGTTTGGAGCGGAAATTGGCAAGGCCACTCCGACGGGGGCCGCAAAACTCTTGGGGGCCGAGGCTGGCCCGCTGCAAGTGCTCAATCCTGACTGGCAGGCCTACCAGAAGCTGCGGAGTGCCAACCAGCAGTATATTGAGGACCCTGCCAAGCTGGCCTTGTTTGTCCACGAATTGCGGAAGGGCAAGTCGGCCGAGCAGGCGTCGGTCACCGTGCGCAAGGTGCTGTTTGACTACGATGAACTGTCGGACACGGAACGGAAAGTGCGCACCTTCATTCCGTTCTACACATGGATGCGCAAGAACATCCCGCTGCAGCTGGCCACAATGGTCGAACGCCCAGCCAAGCTGAGCCATCAGGGCCAGTTCCTGAATGCACTGAATGAGTGGACGCGCTTGAGCGGGGGCGATGTGCCGCAGCTCGCGCAGTTGCCAACCTACATGCAAACGGGCGAATATACGGCCCTCCCGCTGCAAGGTGAGGAAGGGTCGCCCGTGATGATGCGTGCCCGCCTCCCGTGGTTTGACGTCGGGGCGGTTGATCCGGCCAACATTCCCCGCACCTTGGCGGAACGCTTCAACCCACTGGCCCGTGTGCCCTATGCGCTCATTACAGGCGTGGATCCGGTGACGGGGCAGCAGGTCGAAGGGATGCGACGGCCAGACTTCCTTGGGCGAATACTCCCAGCGCAGTTGGGTGGAGCGGTCGAGACGGAGAAAGGGCTGCAACAAAGCGCCGCCTCGAAGCAGGTCACTGGGGCCATCCCGATTCCGTTTGGTGCGGTGCTGCGCTCCTTCTTCCCGCCTGAAGACACCGAAGCCGTGCAGCGACAGTTCGGCGGCCTTCCGATCACCGAATTGCTCCTGCGTGGCGTAGGGGCATCTCCCCGCGTCATTACACCAGAGGTGCTTGAACAGGCCTACGAGGAGCTGCAGCGGAAGGCGCGAGAGGCGCAGACTGCACAAAAGCAGGCCAGCTACTATGCCCAATAGTCCTGAGCCTGACGAGGCGCCGGGGCTGCCCGTGGTGCGGGTCCATCCGTCGGAGGATGTGGTCGTGCAGCAGCTGGTGGTGGGGAAGGACCGACGTGGCCAGCCGTATGTGCTGACCGTGACGGCTCACCGGGACACGGGCGAGATTACGGCCCGGCTGGGCCAGACCCTTGACGCGGAGCGACGGATCGGGTAGACTAGGGGCGTATGCCCCAACGCTATATCTTCAGTCCGGACAAGCACATCGGGTGGGAGCGCGGCAACAAGAAGCTCATCCCGATCCACGACGCCCGCAGCATTCGGGCGCTCCTCAAGTTCGCGGCCGACTTCCAGCCCGATGTCTGGATTGAAGGTGGCGACAATCTCGATTGTGGCCCGGTCTCGCACTGGCTCCAAGACAAGAAGCTCAGCCTGAGCAACTTGGACCTGAGCCGAGACACGACCGAGTATACGAAGCTGGTGCTCCAGCCGCTCCAGAAGCTCACGAGCCTGAAGCAGCGGTATTGGCTGATTGGCAACCACGAAATGTGGCTGACCCAGCTGGCCGAGAAACACCCGGGTATCCAGCGCGTCCTGAGCGTTCAGAGCCTCTTGGACTTGCGGGACTGGACGGTGGTGCCACAGGGCGGCCACGTCAAACTCGGGAAGCTGTACTTTATCCACGGCGATACGTTGCCGAACACGAAGAGCATGGCCGAGCAGGCCGTCATTCGCTACGAGCACTCGATTCGCTTCGGGCACTTTCACACGTTCCAAGCCGCCACGAAGTATAGCGCCTTGGATGCCAAGGATGTCAAGACCGGCGTGGCGGTGCCGGGCCTGTGCCGCCGCAACCCGAACTATCTCGATGGCCGCCCCAACCAATGGAGTATGGGGTTCAACTATGGATACATCCACGATGACGGGACATTTACGGACTACACCCCCATCATCGTAAACGGCAGGTTTACCGCAAACGGTAAGACCTATGTCGGCTAACACGCAATGCTGCCCTCACAAGGAATAACCTACCATGGCTAAAGCGCCTGTCCGTCCCGCTCCCCCCGCCCCCACGAAGATGGAGGCGGGCGATCCGTTCGATCACTTGGCGGAGATGCTCCGCACCCTGTTCTCGGCCAAGGCCGGAGCCGACGTCTGCCCCGACTGCGGCCACAGCCCCTGCCAGTGCGACGAGGAGGACGACGACGAGTCGGCATCCGACGAGCGAGACACGGATGCAGCCGAAGACGCCGCCGAATATGGCGCCCGCCCGAAGGGCACGGGCCCGTTTGGCGCCCTGCCCATGAAGGGGATGCGCCGCGTCAGCATCTCCATCCTGATGCCGATGGGCAAGAAGCCGTCGCCCAAGGCGTAAGGCCATGGACGGGGCCCTCTCGTGGCTCAGTTGGATCGCCAGCTGGGTGGCCCAGTTCATCCCCAAGTGGGAGGTGCTAGACCCCACGCTGGCATGGATGAAGTTCCGGCGGGGCCAGCTCCACAGTTGCGGGCGGGGCGGGATCGTCATCTGGTGGCCCGTGGTCACCAAGGTCGAGATCCACTCGGTCGCTGAGCAGACCATCAAGCTGGAGCCCCAGTCGCTCATGACGCACGATGCCGCCACCATCACGGTGCGTGGCGTGATCGTCTACGAATACGAAGATCTGGAGAAGATGGCCGTCACCACGGCCGACCCGGACGACAGTGTCCGGGACAAGGCCCTGATGGTCGTGGCCTACACGGTCGCCCAGCACAACAAGGAATCGCTCCTGACCGCCTTTCGCCACGAGACCCTTGACGAAGACATGCGCCGGAAAGCCCAACTGTTGCTGGGCCGCAAGTATGGCGTCCGGGTCTTGCGCATGGGCCTCATTGAACTCACCATGGCCCGTCCCTACCGGCTGATTGCCGGGGGCAGCACCGACACGACGCTGCCTATGGTCCCCGTTGTCTAATGCCGACCACTCCCTCTTTCTATCAGTTCCTTCAGCAGATGCTGGGCACCGCCCCCGAGCCCCAATCTCAACTCCCCGGAGATATTGTGCTCCCCGGCACCAAACCCGCTCCCACATGGACACCTGAGATGGAGCGCCAGATTGAGACGATTGCCCGTCTTCACCGGATTGATCCGGGCATGGCGGACCGGCTGGTCCGAGCCGAGTCGAACTACAATCCCATGGCGCGGGGGACCTCGGGTGAACTGGGGCTGACGCAACTCATGCCAGAGACGGCCGTGGAGATGGGCGTCACCAATCGGGCAGACCCCGAACAAAGCCTGCATGGCGGTCTTGGCTATCTCCGAAAATTGATTGATCGCTACGGGGGCGACACCAAAAAAGCCCTGATGGCCTACAACTGGGGACCGACGAATGTCAACAAGGCCATCCTCACGCCGCCCACGGGCAAGAAAGCCGCTGGGCAACGGCG